TAGGTGATGTGGTAGACTACGAAGTCACCAAAGCAGGGAAATTTGGCAAGCAAGGCAAGATTAAAAAAGCCGAAACGATAGCAAATCCAGTAACTGGCAATGACATCGATAGGCAACTCTTAATCGTTCGCCAATCGTGCCTGAAAGCAGCGGTTGAATGTAACCCATCAGGAGACCCTGCAAACATTATTCTCCGTGCGGAAATCTTCACGCAATGGGTAATGACTGGGGTGTATGGTCAAGAAACTAATAACGAACAACCATTTTAATATGCGCATCACAACCACAACTAACGGAGATATTGCCATCATTATCCCCAAGAAGGAGTTCGAGCAATTTTTCGTACAAAAGGATTTATTCGACCAACCGCAAATTGACTTGGCAGGAATCCATAATAAGACATTAGATTTCTTAAAAGATGTATACGCATTAAAAGGCAAATCCGAATGGATAGCAGATGAACTGCCAATTGTTAATTTACGGATGAAGCACTTTGTTCCGGATGTAAACAAAGCAATGCGAGTATCAATAGAGAGAGGTCTTATTGAAGTTAGTAAACAAGGAAAACGATATAAATACAAATTGAATTATGAATTTAAATGAGATAACAGAATCTCTTGGAGGTCTTAAAGGGATGAGCAAAGTATGCGGATTAACATCAGTCCGGATGCGAGTCCTATTAAGGGAAGAGGAGGAGCGAAGACTCCTTCTCAAGTACCTCCCGGAACTCCACAAAGCCACTAAACTACCAATCGAAACATTGTATGGAGCAATCATTGGAAACGAGAGTAATTGAGTTACTGCATAGGAATTCGATGTCCAGGAGAGAGTTATCTGCATCCTTGTGGCTAACTATGGATGAAGTTGATAGAGTGATTATAGACCTTTTCGAAAAAGACAAAATAATTCCCATTGATGGCAAGTGGTGTATCTTCAGGAGAAGTCATTAAATTAGCACCATCATTCAGGTATCCGACTGAATGGTGAAATTCAAAAACATTAAACCCATTGGGGAGTAGGTGCGGATACACCGAAACCTAATGGGATTTTTTTTAACTATGAAAGACCCTGCTTTCTTATTTTATTCAAGCGACTTTCTTACTGGAACGATGTTTATGACAAACGAGCAGGTAGGAAAGTACATTCGATTATTATGCGCCCAACACCAAATCGGTGCGCTAACGAAAGAACATATGTCGAACATATGTGGAACATATGACAAGGACATTTGGGCGAAATTCGAGCAAGACTCCGATGGTAATTTTTTTAACGAAAGACTGCGACTGGAAGTTGACAAGCGCAGAAGCTTTTGTGAGTCAAGGAGAAAGAATAGAAATTCAAAACCACAAGACAAAAATGAAAAACATATGTCACAACATATGTCACCACATATGTATCAACATATGGAAAATGAAAATGAAAATGAAAATAGAATTGTAAATAGGAAAAGGGGTGCAGGGGAAAAACCAACTAACCCATTTAGTGAATCGTTCATCGAGGTATGGGAGATATGGAAGGATTACAAGAAGACCTCTCATAGATTCTCTTACAAGACCATCGACTCGGAGAACATCGCACTAGCCCAATTAGCAAAGACCTCGCAAGGCAACGAAGAGTTCGCCATCGAAATGATTCATCATTCAATCGCACAAGGCTACAAAGGTATATTCGCACCGGATAAATCAAAACAACAAACCAATGGAACAAAAATTCAACTTACAAGTAAATTCGAGCAATGGCTTAACAAGGATTAATAATGGCAGATTCGAAGTTCAGGTTGCCACAAGAGAGGAAGCTTGGACTCAAGGTCTCAACATCCGCAAAGCCAACAAGGAACATCCGAAGGAATTGAAGACATTCCTCGTTATCGAATTAGGGAAACTAATTAAGTTTATTGACGCAAAGAAAACCATCGAAACCGAAGAGGATTTAATGTTCACAATCGAGTCCATTATAGAGGATTTCCCGGCATTAAAACTGGAAGAGATAGTAATAGTCTTTCAGGAAATGAAGCAAGGCAAATGGGGGAAGTTTTATGAGCGACTGAAGACTCCCGAAATTTTGGATATCTTTCGTACCTTTGAAGGACAACGCTCCGAACTATTGGAAAGGATAAACCGATACGAAAACGATAACCGATACTCTCAACGAATTGGTGGCGGTGATCCGTGGCAACATATAAGAACAAGCATTAATCCAAATGGCTAAACCGAAAGAAGCGCAGAAGCGCATCATCAAACCGAAGAAAAAGATGAAAGGCAGGCACTCAAAGAAGAGAAGCCTCCTGAAGTCAAGCAAGACATATCTCAAATTAAATGTAGGACAAGGATAACATTAAACACAAAATCAATACACAATGAAACATCTATCGTACTCATCACTCAAGGCTTTTTCAAAGTCACCAAATCACTATCTCGAATATATATCAAAGGAATACAAGGACACTCCTGCGATGGCATTCGGAAGAGCCTTCCACGCACTCTTATTAGAGCCGGATACCTTTGAAGAACGATTCGCCATTGCGCCTAAATGCGACAAGCGGACAAAAGCAGGTAAGGATGAATGGCAATCGTTTAGCGAAGCACACAAAGGCAAGGAAGCAATAGATGGAGGTGACTATGAGAATCTCCTGAAGATGGTTTCTAATGTTCAATCCGAAGAGAGGAGAAGCCTTAAAAAAATCAATCCTGAAGTTCCAATTTCGGGAATGATTGAAGGCATCGAATTTAAAGGCATTGTAGACGGCATATCTATTCGACATATAGTAGACATCAAAACAACTCAAGACGCATCTCCTAAATCGTTTAGCAGAACGATATTCGATATGATGTACCACATCCAAGCGGCAATCTATTGTGAGATAACTGGGATGAGTGATTACTACATTCTTGCGGTGGAGAATTCTGCGCCATTTAATGTCCAGGAATATCACCTGACTTATGAGGTATTATCTGCTGGGCGAGTTCAGTTATTGGAATTAATTAGGAAATTTAAGAATTGGGATGGCACTCCCGAATCTTATGCAATCGGAACATACGAAGTGACAATTCCAACTTGGTATCGATGAGGGAAGAATTGACACAATATTGCTGCGACAATTGGCACAAAGATTTTTGTGACTGCGTTACGGCAGCAATGCGAGAAGATAAAAAGAGAAAAAGAGATAGAAGTGTAAAAGAAATATTGACCTTTCTCGATAAAAATAAAATTGAATACATCCAAAGTCACACCACTAATGTGGTTGTAATTAATCCGCAAAGTGACAATGCATTGCTATCTTTAGTTAAAGATGGAAATCTATTAAAAGTCAAATTCGAAAATAGATTTGAATGGTATCGATATAGCAAAAACTCTTTCATATGCAGATTTAAAAAAAAGTGAAAACGTATGAGCGAACGCACCAAACTTGTCACCAAACTTGACACGATATTTTCGAAGTACATTCGGATGCGTGTCAGTCGTGGTGATGGGTTTGGAGTTTGCTTCACTTGTGGAATTTCAAAACATTGGAGCGAAGTAGATGCAGGGCATTTCCAAAGTCGAATGAAGATGAGTACAAGGTGGGATGAAAGGAATGTCCAGTTTCAATGTAAGCGGTGCAATATGACCAATGGAGGTCAGCAATATCAATTTGGCATTAGACTGGATGAGGTCTACGGCGAAGGAACTGCACAAGAGATATTAGTCAAGAGTCAGCAGATAGCAAAGTTCTCTATCTCCGATTTGCGTGAACTCATTGAACTTTACAAAAGGAAGGTCGATGAACTTGGATAGTTGGGTACATCGTAATTATTCACGAATGGTCAGGTATGCAGGGGCAATGACTAACTTACCTCACGATTTAGTTCACGAAGCCTACATCAAGGTAATTAATGCGGATTTCGAATACCAAAGTGATGCACAAACCGACTACTATTTTAAACTTACCATAAGCAGAATAATAAGAGATTCCAAGTGGAAGAGGAGCAGTCATCAGGATACCGATGATATGCCCGAAATAGTTGCTACTTATGATATGGATAGAAGGGAGTGCCTTGAGAAAATTGATGAGATAATTCGTTATCTCGATGCGTTTGATAGATTGGTGTTTGACTTATATCTTCAGGGGGAAAATATGCGACAACTTGCGGTGAATACTGGGATACCAGAAAGAACGATTTATTCTACATTAGATAAGGTCAAGAAAATCATCCACGAATATGTTTAAAATCTTTGTCGATAATAAAGAGAAGGAGCGCAGAAGGTCACTATGTCTCTCCTGCGAGTATTACAAGCCCGATACGAGGACTTGTGGAACATTTAGAGCGGTGAATCCACTTGGAGATAAAGTAGTCTATAATGGTCAGGAATTCACTTTGTGTGGATGCGTTATGCCAGTTAAGTGGCAATTCAGTTCAGCGAGTTGTAGTGTAGGTAAATGGGAGAGGCAAATAAGCGCAGAAGCAATGGAAGAATTGAAGGCTATCGTTAAAGATTATAAGGGCAAGCCATCAATCCTGAACGATGATATGAAGAGGATAGTGAATGCTTACAATATGGCTACCTCTAAAAAGCAGAAGTACACCACTTGTGGCAAGTGCGTTAAAGATATGCTGAATGAACTAATTAAATTAGTGGATAACGAATGAAGTGGCTACTTTTGTTCATTAGCATTAACACCTATGGTCAATTCGGGCGAGGGTCGGAGTGGCACAACCAACGAATGACTTATAAAACGAAAGTACAATATAGCAGAGTGTGGAAGGTTGTAGGATTGACAATGATTGCAGGTGGCATCTATGCTGGGCAGAATCAAGTTCCGCAGAGATACGATGTGCCACTTATTGGATTCGGAGCAATCATAACCATAGAAGGAATTAGATTACGAAAAACAGCGCATAAATGAAAATAACAAACGAGGATAATATGGAGTTAATGGCTCGCTATCCTGATAAGTATTTTGATTTGGCTATTGTAGATCCGCCTTATGGGATAGGAATTAATATTTCAATGGGTAGAAGAAAAGGAGATAAAAAAAGCAATTATCATAAATTTGCTGGAAATGACAGTTCAATACCTACAAAAGAATATTTTAATGAGTTATTTAGAGTTAGCAAAAATCAAATTGTTTGGGGTGGTAATTACATGACTGAATTTTTAAAACCGTCTTCATGTTGGTTATTATGGGATAAAGGTTTTTCTGAAGATGTTACATTTGCTCAATTAGAACTGGCGTGGACTTCGTTTAATTCAAGTGCTAAAAAGTTTGATAAACACCCAAGTCAACAAAATAGAATACACCCCACACAAAAACCCGTTGCCCTTTACAAATGGCTTTTAGACAAATACGCAAAGCCAAAAGATAAAATACTTGATACGCATTTAGGTAGTGGCTCAATAGCAATAGCGTGCCATGACTACGGCTTTGACTTGACAGCGTGTGAACTTGACAAAGAGTATTTCGATAAAGCAATGGAGAGAATAAACAACCATATGGCTCAACAAAAACTATTTTGAAATGAAAATAACAATCGAGTTTGACAACCAAGAGGATGCAGAGATGGCACTCAATGGTCACCTATGGAGTTCGTGCGTACACGAGATGAACTCATATCTTCGACTTACTACAAAGTACGGAGAGAGTATTAATGGAGGGGAGGCATCAGCAATCGAGATTGACTTGGCTGAAAAATATGGGATGAAACTGCTTGAGATAGTTAGCAATAGGTGTCTATATTTATAGCAAAATCGTTATATTAGTACGATGAAGTTAATCACCGCAGCACAATTAGATGGATATTCGCCACGAAAGGATAAATGTGTTACTCTTCGATTTATTACTCAAGAGAAATCACCTGAAGAGATTATGCACATTCACCAAATGCTTGACGGATTTGGATACTTGTACTTTCGGGCAGAGGAACAATTAAGCAAGGAAGAGATAGATGAACTTGATGCTTTGGAGACCGACCTCTATGACCAACCAAAAACACAATCGCAACGCATCAGGGGAGTGCTTTTTAAGATGTGGGAGCAGGATAATAAAGGATACTCTCAATTCAAAGATTTCTATAAACACCACACCGAAAAAATAATCGAATGGCTGAAGAAAAAGTTGGATTAAGTTATCCTATAGAATTCTTGGTTACTGGCTTAATTGCTTATGACCAAGTGCAATGGACACGGAAATTAAGGAGAGAAAAAAAGGATGAATATGAACGATACACAAGAAATAGAAATCAACTACGATATGCTATCGAGATACTCGCAAGAGAGGCTCGGGCAGATATGGTGGTTGAATCGGGGAACGGAACTGGGGAAGATGGCGAAGCAGATAATCTACTCCAGAAGAGGGATTAACATCGACCTGACTCACCCATATATTGATGACCGCAGTAATATAAGAGATTATGCCAATACCAAAACCAAACGCAGGGGAGAACGAGGATGAGTTTCTCACTCGTTGTATAACTCAAATCATAGGGGAATACGGCGAAGACCAAGCCTACGCAATATGCATAAATCAATGGGAGAAAAAGTAACTCACTACGATGTTCCTATTCAACCAATCGATTATATCGAGGCGAATGGTTTAGGGTTCTGCGAAGGGAACATAATAAAGTATGTAACGAGGTATAAGCGCAAAGACGGAGTAAAAGACCTATACAAGGCAATGCACTACCTAACTATGTTAATAGATAAAGAGAATGGCAAGGAAAAAAAAGGTGAAGCAAAAGCCGAAAAATAAAAAGAACTTAAAGAAGAGCATTTTCAGGCAGATTGAGAATCTTCGAGTGCTTTCCACTATACCAAGTGGTACTATACCCAAAGGTACTATATGAAGAGAGTAAAAATATCCGAAGTAAAAAGCAATCCGAACAACCCAAGAGTAATTAAGGATGACAAGTTTCGGAAACTTGTTCAGTCATTGAAAGACCTTCCTGAAATGGCAGAGGTGCGCCCTATCGTAGTCAATCAAGATATGATAGTACTGGGCGGCAATATGCGACTGAAGGCAATGCAAGAAGCAGGGTGGAAAGAAGTACCTATCGAAATAGTTGATTGGTCGGAAGAGAAGCAGCAAGAGTTCATAATCAAAGACAATGTTGGATTCGGCGAATGGGATTGGGATATCCTTGCCAATGATTGGGATGTCTCTCAATTAGAAGAGTGGGGACTTGAAGTTCCGGGATTCGCATTTCAGGAATTGGAAGCAGAAGAAGATGATTTTGAAATGCCTGATGAAATAAAAACGGATATTGTTTTAGGAGATTTATTTGAGATAGGCGAACACCGTTTGCTTTGTGGGGATAGTACAGATAGCGACCAAGTGGCAAGGTTGATGAACGGCGAGAAAGCGGATTTATTATTGACTGACCCACCCTATGGAATAGGTATTGATGGACAAAAGGAAAGCAAAGCAAAAAACCCAAAGCATAATAGAAAGCATCACGAATTTAGGGGATGGGATAATCAGCGACCAGAACAAAGCACATTTGAACTGATTTTGTCTTTTGCAAATAAGGCAATTATTTGGGGTGGAAATTACTTTGCAGATTTATTGCCAGCAACCCGTGGATGGATTTATTGGTCAAAAGGACAAGATGGTTTAACAATGAGTGACGGCGAACTTGCATGGACAAGCGAAGACAAACCCTTAAGAGCAGTTACGGTCAACAGAGCAGCTTTGCAGGGTAGTGTACACCCAACACAAAAACCAATTGAAGTTATGTCATTTTGTTTGAAGTGGGCGGAAAATTGCAATTTGATTTTTGATGCATTCACAGGCAGCGGTTCAACAATGGTTGCATCACACCAACTAAAACGTAAATGTTACGGGATGGAATTAGACCCTAAATACTGCCAAGTGATTGTAGACCGAATGAGAAAGTTGGATTCAACATTGATAATCAAAAAGAATGGCAAAGAGATATAAATAATGGACAAAACTGAACAACATAAAAAAGCAATGTTGGATGCTTTGGAAAAATCTCTTGGAGTTGTGACCTCTGCTTGCAAGATAGTAGGCATCGGGAGGACTACTCACTACGAATGGATGAAGGATGATGCCGATTACAAGAAGGCAGTCGAAGAGATAGGTGATGTAGCAATAGATTTTGCAGAGAGCCAACTCCACAAGCAAATCCAAGATGGCAATTCAACTGCGACTATTTTCTTTTTGAAGACAAAAGGCAAGAAGAGGGGATATGTGGAAAGCCAAGAGATAAATGTCACGGAGAGCATCAAGCCTTCTTGGTTTACTGAATGAAGCAACCATCGACCTATTACCATTCTAAAAAAAGCACCAAGCGAGTTCAGGTGCATCAAGGAGGTACTCGTTCCGGGAAGACCTATTCAATCCTACTCGTTCTCATCGAATACTGCCTGAAGAACAAGAACTCAAGTTCGGTCATAACCATTTGCAGAAAGACATATCCTGCTTTGAAGGCAACTGCGATGCGTGACTTTTTCCAAATCATTAATCGAGAAGGATGGTATGATGAGAAGTTGCATAACAAGACCGAAGGCACTTATATCCTCTTCGGCAATTTAGTCGAGTTCATCTCTATCGACCAACCGCAGAAGGTTCGGGGAAGGAAGAGGGATATCCTATTCATCAACGAAGCGAACGAAATAGACCTGGAAGATTGGAGGCAGTTACTACTACGGACTACCGATAGGGTGATTATTGACTATAACCCCTCCGATGAGTTTCATTGGATATATGACCAAGTCTTAACGAGAGATGATGTGGAGTTCTTTCAAACCACTTACCTTGACAACCCTTACCTCGATGACAACACCATCAGGGAAATCGAGAGGTTAAAAGAGGCCGATGAAAATTATTGGAGAGTTTACGGATTAGGAGAAAGAGGAGTCAGCAGGGCAACGATATTCACGCACTACAAAGAAGTGGAATGTATCCCATCAGGATTCAAACTTTATAATATCGGAGTCGATTTCGGATACTCGAATGATCCTACTGCGATAGTGGCAATTTACTCCGATGGTCACTCCTTCCTGATGGATGAGTTGGTATACTCAACGAACTTGAGCAACTCTGATATCGCACGAACTTTGAAGGAATATGAATGCCCGGTGATAGCCGATTCCGCAGAGCCGAAATCAATTGATGAGATACATCGCTATGGAGTGAACATTCATCCTTGTATGAAAGGCGCAGATAGTGTTAGAGCAGGGATTCAATTTATGCGGAGCAGACCTTTATTCATTACCTCCCGAAGTGTAAACGGACTGAAAGAGTTGAGGAACTATAAGTATCAAGAAGACAAAAACGGACACTTGAGTAACCATCCAGTAGATGCCTTCAATCACTTTGTCGATGCATCGAGATACGCAATAACTTGGAAGCAATTAAGACCTAATTACGGAGATTACGCAATAGGTTAATTTTGAGAACTAAATCGTTATATTAATATGAAGTTGGAGTTGCCATTAACATTCGCAGACATCACCATCGAGCAGGTGATGAAGCACGGCGAAAGGCAGGTGAGTGATTTCGAATTGTTACTCATTTATAGTGACCATTCTGCGGATTACCTGAAGACTCTTCCCTATCAACTTATCGAGAAGGGAGCAAGGCACATCGAGATGATATTAACGAATCCTCAAAGAGTTCATCATAACATCATTGAAGTTGATGGAAAGTTATATGGTTTTATTCCTGATTGGAGTGAGTTCACAACTGGAGAGTATATTGATATGGAAGAATGGTCGAAAGACCTCACGGCCAATGCCACGAAAGTAATGCACTTACTTTACCGCCCTATCACCCGGCAGTATAAGGATAAGTACGAAATAGAAAAGTATAATGGGAGCGCAGGGCATAAGGATTTCGCCAAAGTTTCGGCGCAAGAATTCTATGGTGCGCTGCTTTTTTTTTCGACTACAAGAAAGGAATTAGCCTTCAGTTTAGCGCAATCTTTAGCGAAGGAGACTCTACTCCTGCTCAAGAGACAATCGCCTCCAAATGGGGTTGGTATCACGCTTTGGTACAACTTGCGGAAGGCAACCTACTCAAAGTTTCGCCGATTACTGAACTACCTATCACCCAAGTCTTAACTCACCTCGCTTATTTAAATGATGTCAGCAGAGCCAAATGATTACATTCAATAACATAATAACCGCACTTGAGAACTTTGCCAATAATCATTTCTTCATCAAGTCTTTCGGTCACGGAAACATAGAAGAAATCGACCTTGACAAATACACTCTATTTCCTCTCCTCCACGTTATCTATGTGGGTAGTACCTACGATGACGGAACGAAGACCTATCGTTTCGAAATTTACATAGTCGATAATCCCTCCGATAAGATTGACAAGATAAGTTACCAAAGAGAGGTGATAAGTGATTCGGAGCAATGCGCCGAAGACTTACTTGCTGACCTGACCAATGGAGGGCAGATATTCGGATTTTGGGACTACGAACTCACCAATGCCACCATCACTCCGCTTGAGGAAGAAACGAAGAATGTGCTTTCAGGAGTGGTGCTTGATATCGAGATTCAAGTTCCATATCAATACGATAGTTGCAATGCTCCGCTTACTGGAGTTACTCCAACCGATAGTTGTGCGGATGCTGATGTTCAAGTGAATGGAAATGCTTACGGAAGTGTAGCAAGTGGAAGTTTTCTTAATGTGCTTGTCAGGTATGTAAATGGAACTCCAATAGGTACGATAGTCGGTAATGTAGTTGAGATTCCTAACCCAATAATTTGCGATGATGTAGATATCGAAGTGAATGGCGTGGCCTATGGGAGTGAGCCTTCAGGAGGAACTTTCAATGTTGATGTGGAGAATACATTAAATGCTCCAGTAGGTAGTTTGGTTAGTGGTGTATGGCAAGTTCCAGATGGAGATATAAATGTCAATTCAATCCCATATAGTAGTGTGCCAAGTGATGGAAGTGCCAATGTTGTAGTTGAAAATACTTTGGGAAATCCAGTTGGCAATATAATTGGCGGTGATTGGCAAGTGCCTGATGGTGACATCCAAGTCAATTCAGTCGCATACGGAAGTGTCCCAAGTGATGGCACTACGAATGTGGTTGTCGAAAACACTCTTGGCACTTTGGTTGGCTCTCTCGTTGGAGGTGATTGGCAAGTGGCTAACGCAAGTGTAGTGAACTCCGATGCCACCTATTCAGGTAGTGTAGTTGCAGAAGGCTCGTTGACTCTTCCCGACATCACCATCACCGACCAAAATGGCTCAACTGCATCCTATCCTTCGGTAAAGAATTTTGACATTCGTACTTTGAATTCGGGGATACTTTATCGTGCGCCATTGTATACGCAGAAGACCTCTTACAATACTGGGGATGAGGGGAACAATATGTCAAATGGAGTTTACGATTACACTCCTCCGCTTTATCCTGATGTCATTCAAGACCTTGATTATACTGCTACTGCGGCGAATGTCTATTACACATTAAAGTTCAATAATTCCTTCGGTAATAAATTCCGATTTACGAACGGAGCAGGTGCTGACTTGAGTGGAGCAGGCGCAAGTGGAATAATCATCGACCACCTTTACAACCTTATGTGGTGGGGAACGAATCAGGGGATAGCAACATCGTGGAGTAATGCTTTCACTTTAGTGTCTAATGCAAATGCGGCACTTACTGGAGGATTTGGCAATTGGAGATTACCAAGCAAAGGTGAATGGTGGAGCATCCTTGAGGAACACAATGCATCGACCGCTTTTAGGAATCCATTCAGCAACTGGCCGACCGCTTTATATTGGACATCAACTACCAATCCTGCCACAACTACGCAAGCACTATCCGTATTCAATGGAAGATTAATTTCAACATCAGCAAAAACAACTAACACATTGCGAGTTGTACTCGTTCGCAAATACTCTTAACATATGGCATTAGCAGACTATAGATGGAAGATTTCGGGAGACAAAGAAGTTTATCCCGAACTCACTTTACGCAATCCCGAATTTCGGGTTGAATCGGTTTACTACCACGCACCTTCCAGGAAGGCAGATATCGAGGTGGTATTTTACGAAGGAGTTGCTCCGCACTCCCGAATGTTCAGCCTTCAAGTTCCCGAACAAGATGAAGGATTGACCGCTCAAAATATCAAACTATTCATCACGATGAACTTTCCGACTGCCGTGCAAATAAGCGGTGATGAGTTGCTATGAACGATATCGAATTCATAGAATTAGGCAAGGCTCTCAATCAATTCGGAGCGGAGGTAGTTGAATCTGCTCAATTAGAACTTGGCACTACCCAAATGATTGGTGGAAGGAAAGTTCGCAGAGTAGCATCAGGTGCTTTGAAGCAATCACTCTATCACAAGGTCTTCGTTCGCAAGGGAAAGATGCGAGTGGATTTTGGCGGTGCTGAATATGGTCTATTCATTCACGAAGGAGTGAACGGAACGAGGGTAAATCAAGGCTCTCCATTCTCATTTAAATCAGCAATGGTGAATGTCGGAGCAATCGAGCGGTGGATTAAAGTAAAACCCATCAGGCTCCGCAAGACCTTCATAAATGCGAACGGACAAAAGGTCTCGCAGTTCGTGGAGCAGAACGAAAAGAACTTGAAGAGTGCCGCAATAGCAATCGCAAAGAGCGTAGCAAGGAAAGGCATCGCACCTCTTCCATTTTATCGACTTGCAGTAGACAATGTCTATCCGAAGTGGGAAAGTAAAATCGCAGAAGCAATCGAAATCGACACATTGAACTTTTTTAAATAATGGCAATAACCATCGCAGAACAACCTCGTGCTTTAACCCTCAAAGGGCAGAAGTTAATCATACTTGCATCTTCGAATATGCAAGCGCAAACCGGGTTTAAATACCTCATCGAAGTAGATGATGAACTTGGCAACTTAATAGCCAAGTATTACATACCGAAGAATCCTCAAAATAGGCTTGTCTTTGACCTATCGGAAGTGATTCGGGAAGATGTCAAGGTAGACACAACTGATGCGACTGATGATGAGATTATACATCAACTCCCGAACTCGCTGAATAACTTTATGTCGACTGCGCCCGAAGGTTGCAAAAAATATGTTGTGAATGTAGGAGAGGTGTACGGCTCTCCGCTTGTCGAGTATCCCAACTTGGCAACTATTAATGTTTACCTTGTGGATGGGTATCTTCAGTTGAGAGATGGCTATCGCAAGAACTTAACCGACTACATTGCCAACTCTTCTTCGGTGATTGGATTCCTGACCAATAGGCAGATATCGGATGAGAATAAGTATTCAAAAACAAACATCGAAATCAACGCAAGCGAAGATGACTTTGGAACGCTCGCATTTTGGAACGATAGCGGTGCGATAATCTCATCGAGCGCAACTAACATCATTTATCGAATTTACAATCAATCAGGATTCGTAGCATCGGAGAACTTTACGATAGGCACAACCTATGGAGGTGCTAACCCTGCATCGACTACTGCTGAAGATAAGTTAATTTATTTCGGAGCGTTCCCTGCTAATGTGAATCAGGCCGACCACCCGGTAGTGAATAAGCCTTCATCAGTTAGTGGATGGACATATTACACTTGGCAACTTGGCTCGCCGGGAAAGAGCCTTCAACTATTCATCGTAAACACTCCGCATCCGTGCAAGCACTCCCCTGTTCAGGTGGCTTGGAAAAATACTTTAGGTGCTTGGGACTACTTTAGATTCGATGCACGAACTCAAAGAAGAATCACCTCTCAATCGAAGGACTATCGAAAAACGATTGGCAACTATGGAACGGCAACTACCGAATTCACCTTTGATACTTTCGATGCGCAAATAGTTCCCTATCATAAGGAAGCACAACTCGAATATGTGTTGCAGAGTGATTGGCTCAAAGTAGTTGACACGGAACTCCTGACCAATATGGTGAAGAGTAAAAATGTAATGATGTACATTGATGGAGCGTGGCTACCAATCGTTGTGGATAGTGGCTCGCTCTCCTTCGAGAAAGACACCATTAGCAAAAGATTAGTGGCAAGTGTCAATGTTAAATTAGCGCAAAAGGAAGTATGCTAACACTCAAAGTAAACGATGGAACGAATGACCACTTTCTCGACCTATACGAGAATGACCCAGTCAATTTAAAATTCCAGTATTCCGACATCACCGAAATCCAAAAGGCGGCAGGTACATATTCGCAGACATTTCGAATCCCTGCTACTCAACCGAATGTCGATTTCTTTGGGACTTTCTTCAATGCGAATTTAACTGGTGGCTTTAATCCAAAGAGGAAGAAGGATGCTGAATTAAGTTACAACACTATCCCCATCGCAAGTGGGTTTATTCAGTTAAAAGCGGTCTACATCCAAAAAGAAAACTATGCCGATTTCGAGGTGGTTTTCTTTGGCGAGAATGTCTCTCTTGCACGGACTCTCGGAGATAAAAAATTAAAAGATTTAGACCTCTCTGCATTCGACCACATCGTAAACTATTCGAATGTAAATTCATCGTGGAGCGGTGGCCTATTTTCAGGCAAAGTGAGATATGGAATAATCGACAAAGGAAGAAATTGGGACAATACTGGAATAGGCAATCCAATCAATTCCAATAACGCTATCTACCCTGCGGAATTCACTCCCTTTCTTCGGGTGAGAGAAATAGTGAATGCTATATTCGCAGACAATGGATTCACTTTGGATTCATCGTTTTTTAGTGATGCCGCATTCGACAATTATTACACTCCGCTATTTAATGGATTCAACACCATTGCAGAACTGCAAGGCTTGGAGAATGAAACTTTTCAAGCAGGTCTTCAAACTACTTTAACCACTTGGACTGCGACTTTCGAATCTCCAATTTACGGAGATGTGCTTGTGCCTTCAGTAAGTGATACAACTCCCTTCTATGATAACGGAAGTAACTTTGCATCGAATGCCTTCACTCCCCCTGCGGATGGGTATTACACCTTCCAATTGCAAACTAGTGTAGACATTCCTTTATTGCCGGGATATAATGGCTCGTTCTTCGCAAGAAATCTAATCGTAGATGGAAGCAATAACATCGTATGGGCAAGCCCAATTTATTCCGTGCCAAACGATGGCGACCCACATACATTTAATCACTTTGTGACTTTGGCTCTCGACTCATCAATGAGTTATAAAAAAGCCATCTCTTTAGGGAGGTCAACTGACATCACTATAAGCCCTCCAAGTGGAACGGATGTATTAGCCAACGGAGTTGATTTCGGAGGCACTTGGTGGAAGTGTACGGAGATTCAACCATTCCTATTCGGGCAGACCATTGATACTGCTTTCAACGCACCAGACATAAAGCAGATTGATTATTTAACATCTCTTCAGAAGATGTTCAATCTTGTTTTTATTCCTGATAAAAATGACCCGATAAAAATAACCATCGAGCCTTTCAATGACTATGCAGGTGCAGGCTTGCCGAAAGATTGGACTCCATACATTGATTATGATAAAGATGTAGTGATAAGTCCAACTACCGACCTTCAATTCAAGAACTATGAATGGACATATTCGGAGGATAAAGATTACCTGAATGTTTTTTACAAAGAGAATGCCAATCGAATTTACGGAAGGTACTTAATCGAAGATGGCGAGAATGATTTTGCAACTGGTGACTACAAAGTTCAACCACTATTTAGTGCTTATCCTTTAACGAATATCGGAGGAACGGAAGTACTCATTCATAAATCTATCGGAGCGAATGGGCAAGTTATAACCGACCCGAAATGCAAAGTGGTGTATTGGGGCGGTCTTCAAACGAACGATGAATTATGGGCATATAACGATGCCACAAACGCTAATGTGAATCTTGCCTCATATCCGTACTTTGGGCATTACTCTCTTCCGAATCCTGATGTTCAAGATATCGACTTGAATTTCGGAGGTGAGATACCTGCACATCCAATAGATGCGAATCCGTATGATAACCTTTACAATACTTATTGGAGGCAATATGTAGACCAACTCTATTCGAGTGATTCTCGATTAATGGATGCCCACTTTTATCTTACCGCAGCAGACATCGCAGACTTTCAATGGAACGATAGCATTTGGATTAAAGATAGTTATTGGAGAGTGATAGAGATGAACTATTCACCCAATTCAAATGACCTCGTAAAGTGCCGATTGATAAAAATACTTGCAGACATTCGACCTTGTGAGTGGCTACCTCATACAAGTGGAGTTAATGGAGTAATAACCTTTATTGATTCCAACGGAAATACTGGAACACCTACCGAAGAATGTTGCACTCTTTACGGATATGAATTCATCAATGGAACTTGCTATAGGAGCGGAAGCAAAAGACCTCCAAAAGTAAAGCCGACTGATAACTTATTAATCACAAGTGCAACCACCGGGGACATTGCACAAGGAACTGGATTTAATCAGGGAGTTGACAATGTCATTCACGCTAAATCAGTTGACCATATTGTAAGCGGATACAACATCTCAATTCCAAACGGAGGTGCGGTAGTAACTGCAATCGGAAGCAATATCGAAGTAACTGAACGGAATTACATCCAAGCAACTGGAGCGTGGACAAATGCATTCGTAGAGGGAGCGCATCGTGGTGGTGGATTTTATTATGATGCTGATGAGATTCTTGGCTATGGTCAAAATGGAGTTATTCCATTCCTATATGAAGGTGATTTCGACCAAGGTGATGTAGTTGAATTATTCATCGAAGGCAAGCAAGATAATAGACTTTCAATTCCTGATGACACAGGTATGTACATCCGTGCGGATGTCTGCATTACAACCTACAACGCATCTACGAATAGTGTCGCAGAGCAGCAAACGATGGTGTTCTACGAAGCATTTAAAAAGGTCAATGGAGTGGCTGTCGATTATCACGGAACATCAAAGAATTTAGCGAATGTGACTCTTGGTGATTTCGGAACGGCTACTAATAAATTCCATCTGGATGTGGATGTCACAACCAACACCGCACAACACCGAATTCTCTTTGAAAATAACTCCCAAACTAACACCAAAAATACACGAATAGTATGCTGGATAACTTATGTGATGGCACAATGGTAATGGATACCATTAATGCTTTAATAAAGACCAAGCGAAGAACTTTATTCCCGAAATGGATTAAGGCACTCGACATCGTGTTAACTACCATCTATCTCTCGTTATATGTAGGGGGGATTGTCACAATCTTTTATTGGATACTTAAATGAAGAAGGAAATAGTAATAAAGTTCGATGCGGAGACCGGCGAGATTACCTCTAAAATAGAAGTAGTCGAGGATAAGATTCAAAAGGTCAAGAAAGAGGCGAAAGTAGTTGCCGCCGATACCGCAAAGGAATTCAACTCTGCGAGTGATAAGATAGGCGCAGCACTTGACCAATTTACCGGTGGTCTTTTCGGGCAGATGAAAGCCTTAAAGGAAGGTGTTCAGGCGGCAATACCTGCCTTGAATGGATTGAAGGGAGCATTGATAGCAACTGGAATTGGAGCGGTTATTGTCGGAGTTGGATTACTCGTTACATATTGGGAAGACATAAGCAAGTGGGCGAATTCCGCAAGTGATGAAACTGCTAAACAATTAGCCGATGCACAAGGAATGGTTGCTGCTAAACAAGCAGAACTCGATGCTGTTTCCGCTCAAGAGAATATACTCAAAGCACAAGGCAAAACGGAGAAGGAAATCCTCCAAATGAAGATGGCGGCAACTGATGAAATTATAGCCGCCAATGAATTACAATTAATAGCACTACAAAAGCAAAAGGAAGAGCAGATTGCCGCCGCCCAAAGGAACAAAGATATTCTCAAGGGAATTATTGGATTCATTACTGCTCCACTTACTTTATTGTTGACTACTATTGACCAAGTCGGAGCGGCATTAGGTCAGGAGTTTGGTCTCGTTGAAGGATTTTTAGATTTCAGCGCCGGATTAATTTTCGACCCGGAAGAAGTCGCTCAAGAAGCCGATGCCTCAATAGCCGAAACACAAAAGGCATTGACCAGTTTAAAGAATGCAAGAGCAGGGTATCAACTCTCTATTCAAGCAATAGACAAAGGAGCAAATGATAAGCGAAAGGCAGACCAAGAGAAAGCCAATGCTGAAGCGGCAAAAGCAGAAGCAGACCGACTGAAGAAAGCAGAGGAAGATGCCGCCGCAGAACTAAAGAAAAAGGAAGAACTGGCAAAAGCCATTCAAGACATTGATAAAGCCATCTTTGAGGCAAAAGCAACGCAAGAAGAGAAAGAAGTACAAGCCGTTAAAGATAAGTATGCCCAACTCACGGAACTTGCTATTGCCAATGGGCTTGAAACTGCATCATTAGAGGAAGCAAAGCAACTTGAGTTAAAGGCAATTCAAGATAGATATAGAGAGATAAAAGACAAAGAAGACCAAGCATTAATAGATAAACAACTCGCTGATGAGCAAAGGGTAAAAGATGCGAAGATAGGTTTCGCATTTGCTACCTCTGCCGCATTGAAAGACCTTGCAGAAGTTCTCGCAGGGGATAACGAGAAACGAGCCAAGAAAGCATTCGCATTAACTAAAGCACTAAACCTTGCGGAAGCCATTGCGAATACTTACACAAGCATCACCGCAGTATTAGCAGATAAGACCACTCCACCTTTAGCGAAGCCTTTCCTGATAGCCACATCAGTCGCTACTGGATTAGCCGCAGTTGCCAAAATTGCCGCAACTAAATTCGAAAGCAATACACCTCCAAGTAGTGTAAGTGGAGGTGGTGGCGGTGGAGGTGCAAATATCCCGACCGCACAAACCACTTTGACTCCCAACTTTGGATTCCTCCAACAAGGAGCCAATCAAAACTCTATTCAAGCCTATGTGCTGGAAACCAATGTAACCAACTCACAACAAGCCAATCAAAAAATTAAAGACCAATCAGTATTATGAGATTAGTAGAATTAGTAATCGAAGATGAGGACATCTACGGAGTGGATGCCATCTCGTTAGTTGAGAATCCTGCCATCGAGGAAAATTGGATTGCACTCAAAGAAGAAAGAGTTGAATTCAAAACGATGGATGAAGAGAAGCGAATCCTTATAGGTGCGGCACTCGTTCCCGACAAACCAATCTACCGAAGGAAGGGCGAGGATGAGTACTATGTCTATATGTCTAAATCAACCATCAGGCAAGCGGCAGAACTTTATCTAATGCGCCAAAACCAACACGAAGCAACATTTGAACACGATGAGAAGATAGATGGATGTTGCGTAGTTGAAAGTTGGATAGTCGAAGGTGAACACGATAAGTCGCAGAACTTTGGAATGAATCTTCCGCAAGGCACTTGGATGGTCTCGATGAAGATTTTGAACGATGTGATTTGGAACGATTACGTCAAGACCGGGAAGGTGAAAGGCTTCTCCATCGAAGGATACTTTGCAGACAAGGCACAATTCGCAAAAGCCATCGTGAAGAGCGACAAGCGTACCAAGAGCGGAAAAAAGATAGAGATGGAAAGTTACGCAGACTATCCTGAAGCGGTGAAAAACAACGCAAAGAAAGGCATCGAATTGAATGAGAAAGTAAACAATAAATGTGCAACTCAAGTTGGCAAAGTAAGAGCGCAACAACTCGCAAGTGGCGAAGCCATTTCGGAAGAAACGATTAAGAGGATGTACTCTTACTTAAGCCGGGCGCAAGAGTATTACGATGAAGGAGATACGGAGGCTTGTGGCACTATCTCTTATCTTTTATGGGGAGGTCTTGCAGGTCTACGATGGAGCGAATCCAAGTTAAAAGAACTTGAGATGTTATCTGCGATAGAGGAAGTTCTGCAAAGCAGCCAAGATTAAAGTTCTATTGAATATGACTACTATGAATTTACAAGAGCGCATCAATGCCTTGTTTCAAAAGTACTCGGTTAAATTAAGCGCAGAACCCCAAGCGGAGCAAGTGCTTTTTATGGCTGAAGGAACTTTGAAGGATGGCACGAAAATCTATTCCGATGCCGATTCGTGGGAGCCTGGAGTGAACATCTTTATCCTCAACGACGAGAGCGAAAAGATTCCAGTTCCTTCTGGCGAATACGAATTAGAAGACGGAAAGATTGTGGTAGTTGTGGATGGTATCGTTGAAGCAATCAATGAGCCTGCCGCAACCGAAGAAGTTGAATCTGCTGAAGAAGTGCAGCAGAGCGAATCACTTTCAAAGGAGGATGTCCTCACGATGATTGAAAGTGCGGTCGCAAAACTACGCACGGAGTTCAAGAGCGAACTCAAGAAAAAAGATGCTGAAATAGTTAACCTTAAATCAGCACAAGCCGCCCCTGCTCTCCCGAAAGCAGTTGTAGCAAAAAAAATTAATCGGGAAGAAATTAAATCAATGACCACGGAGCAAAGAATCCGTGCAATCTATAACAACTATTAATAATGGGATTAGTAATTAATTCAAGCAGTTATGCAGGTGAATTAGCCCTGCCATACATTGCCCCTGCGATTCTTGCCGCAGACTCAATAGCCAATGGCTACATCACCCTCAAAGAGAATGTAAAGTACCAAGCAGTACTGAAGTCACTTTCAGGTGGCTCTATTCAAGCAGCAACTTGCGACTTTACCGATGGCGAAACTGACCTCGAACTCGATGAAGTTATTTTGTCCGTTACCAATCTTATGGTAAACGAGCAAATTTGTAAGGCTGATTTCCGTTCCGATTGGGAAGCACTCCAAACTGGAAGAGGTTTTATAAATGACCAATTGCCTCCTAATTTCGAAACCTTCCTCCTTCAGTATCTTGCTGCTCGTGTATCAGAGTCTATCGAGCGCAATATGTGGCACGGAGATTACAACGAGACAACTGGTGCTACAACTGGTGGTAACGCAGTAACTGCTTTCACTGGAATCCTTGCCCACATCGTTGCAGGCGCGCCGACTGCTGAAACTTTGGTTGCAGGTGCTTTCACTCCTGATGCCAATGGTACTACTGGTATCCTTACTCACCTGAACACTCTTGTGAACAACGCTCCTTTTACGATTCAAAATAATAGCAATTCAGTTATTATGATGTCGAAGCGTTCATTGTTCCTTCTTCAGAGAGCAATGGCAGGTCTATTGGTTACATCAGGTGCTTACTCTCCGACTTTCGTAGGCGAGAATCGCCCAACCACTTTCCTTGGTTTCCCGATTGTAACACCTGCTGGTTTCCCGAACGACACCCTGTTGATGAGTTATGTAGGCAACTTGTTCTTTGGAACTGACCTGACATCCGATTACAATCAAGCGGTGGTTGTGGATATGACCCAAACTGATGCATCCGACAATGTGCGTATCGCAATGCGTTTTTGTGGCGGAACTCAAGTTGCTCATATCAATGACTTGAGCGTAGTTCGCCGTTCATCCTAAATATAAACCGACAAAGGGAGGGGGAGCAATCCTCTTCCTAATGTCTTAAAAAAAACAACTATGGCGTGTGATTTAGCCGCAGGGAGAGCGTTCCCCTGCAAAGATGCAATAGGTGGAATTAAGGAGGTGCTTTGGTGTAAAGAAGGCACGATGATATATGACTCGATTTCGGGCGGAGCAGTAAGTGATATAGACGGAACTGCAACTCTTTTCCGTTGGGCAATAACCAAGAATAGTGGCTCGTTTCAGCAAGAGATAACCTCAAGCGTTGAAAATGGAACTATCTTCTTCACGCAGACTCTAACTATCCAAACTCCGAAACTCGAAGCGTTAGTCAGCGAGGAACTCTACGCAGTTCTTCAATCTCGTTTGCAAGTTATCGTTCGTGACAATAACGATAATTTCCACATTATGGGATACTCTCGTGGAGTCGAAGTTACTGGTGGAAACTTTGGAACTGGTACTGCACCTGGCGACCTGAACGGATACAATATAGTGTTCACCGCAGAAGAGGCTGCGCCTGCTCCATTCACTATTAACTTTACGGATGCTACCGCAGTTAGTGGATTGACTGGTACGATTACTATCGACCCTGCTTATTAAGATTCTTAACCTTTAAATTGGGGGAGGGAGTAATTCCCCTCCCCTTTTTTGCTTTATGATAAGTCTGCTTCCAAATACACCATCGCAAGATGTCTATTTAACTCTGCGAGAAAAAGCGAAGGATTTACCCCTTTATACCCACTACCTTGTTATCTTTACGAATATGACAAGCAGAGTGGAATATGCCTTTGTAGCTAATGTGGTAACGGACAATGATAGGTACACAAAGATTGCTATCAACACGGACACGAATGCTCCAACCAATGGGGATGTTTTAATCGAGGAAACCGGGCAGTTTTGGTATAATGTATGGGGACAAAATAGTTCTTCGAATCTTGACCCTTTAAACGCATCCGTAGTGGGTGAGATAGAGCGAGGAACTCTGCAAGTTATCACTCAAGAAACATTCTACAACCCGAACGCAGTCACAATTCCTGACAATATAATTTACTACCAATGATAGAATCAATTCAGTTCGCCAAATATGTCGAGCCAAACTACGAAGAAAAGGCAACTACACAAGGCTTTGTCCAGTATGGGGATGACAATCTTTATCCTCAATACTTAATAGACCTTTACAACTCATCCGCAGTTCATCACGCACTTGTGGACTCGATTGCGTATATGATTTTCGGAAAGGGAATTGACAGCGAAGGAGAAGCAAAATTACAAGTCGAGAAGTGGGGATTGAACGATGAGATTCGCAAGGCTTGTTTAGATTTGAAATTACAAGGTGGTTTTGCTTTGGAAATTATGTGGTCAATTGACCGCACTAAAATCGCAAAAGTATCTCACATTCCTTTCGAGCAAATCCGTTCAGGAGTCGCTAATGTGGATGGCGAAGTTCCTTTCTATTACCATTGCCTTAACTGGGAGAATTGGAGGAAAGCAGGCTATACCGAAATCAAGTCTTTCTCACCTGAACACAAGGTCGAGCATCCACATCAGTTAATGTACATCAAACCTTTCGCAGTCGGCTCGATGTACTATCCGAAACCCGACTATCAAGGTAGCATAAATTGGATTGAGTGCGATAAGCAAATTGCAATATATCACAACGCAAATTTGCGCAATGGAATGTCACCCTCGTTTGCTATCCACTTTAAGAACGGAATTCCTCCGAAGGAAAAGAGAAGCGAAATAAGAAGGGACATTGAAAACCAAATGACCTCTCCGTACAACGCAGGGAAGTTCTTTATGACCTTTAGTGATGGGGGAGATACTGCTCCTGACTTTACTCCATTTGCGTTGAGTGATGCACATAACCAGTACCAATACCTCTCCGATGAAAGCACCAATAAAATAATGATTGGTCATCGTGTTACCTCCCCTGCTTTATTCGGGGTGAAGACAGCCGGGCAACTGGGAAGCACCGAAGAGTTGAAAGTGGCAAGTGAACTATTCCAAAGGAATGTTATTGCGCCATATCAATTACTGATTAACGAGACCATAAGCACACTTTTAAGAGAGAGCGGAATATACACATCAGCAAAGGCAACGAGTGAGCCATTAATGCTTTCAAGTGAACTCACCGAAGAACTCGAAGCGCAACTCTTGGAGTATCTTGAAAGTGTCGGCGAGAAGATTGGTGATGAATGGGAATTAATCAGCGAACAAGAAGTGGAGGATGAGAAAAACGAGTACAAAATTCATCTTGAAAAACAAAAGTTCTTTAAACGATTCGCAGACCCTGATGCCAAGAGTTCCAATGATACTGGACTCTACAAAATTAGATACCGATACTCACAAAACCTCAAGGATAATTCTCGTTTGTTTTGTCGGAATATGGTTAGTAATTCCAAAGGAGGGGTAGTGTACCGATTCGAAGACATTCAATCTATGGATGGTCAAGTGAACACGGAATTCTCCCCAAAGGGAAGTAATTCGTATTCAATTTGGGAATGGAAAGGGGGAGTATATTGTCACCATCGTTGGGTGCGCCAAGTTTACTTTAGAAAGAGGGAAAACGGAAAATTCCTCCCGAACAAAGGACTTGCCAATGACACTCGCATCCCCGAATCACAAGCAATCAAAGCCGATGTTCCTATGAAGGATGAAGGCAAGAACTGGGCGCAAGCATCAACCGCCCCGATTAACACACCATCACGAGGTAAATTAAATTGATATGCCACTAACACCTGAAGTATTATTCATCAACGCTGATTTTATGAAGCGTTATTCCCACTTAAATGGAAGTGTGGAAGAAGCATATATGGTTAGCCACATTATGCTTGCTCAAGACAAATATGTGCAATCGTTTCTTGGCACAAGCCTATTTAACAAAATCAAGACCGACATCAGCAATAACACACTTGCAGGCAACTATGTCACACTAATGGATACGCATATCCGCAAAGTTACATTGTGGTGGACAATGGTTGAGATGATTCCTTCTCTCTATGTGCGACTTGACAACGGAGGACTTGTGGTTAGAATCTCCGAAGACACAACTCCCATCACAAAAGGTGACTTGAATCGTGAGATAGACCGGGCAAGAACGAATGCTCAATTTTATACCGAACGGATGGTCGATTATCTCTGCAATAACTCATCTTTATTTCCCGAATATACCGACCTGAATCCAGGTGACATATGTCCCGAAAAGCAAGTATATTTCGAGAGCGGAATGGAAATCCAAAGAGGTAGAGTTACTAATGAGAAATTAAAGTGGGTATTAGATAGATGAATAAAAAGCGAGAAGAGAATTTACTTAAATTGACTGCCTACCTTAATGGAAGACAAATTGAACGAAATCCTCTGCGGAATGGCAAGGATAGAGACCAAGATAGACCACCACAAAGAAACAATTGACAACCACTCCAAACGATTGAGTGGATTGGAAACAAGATGGTGGACTGCACTTGGTGGATTTATTTTAGCCATCGGTGCTTGGGTGAAAAACTTAATTAATTAATTATGACAATAGGCGGTGAACTCGTTATCGAAGCAATTAAACTCAATCCTAATATGCCATCACTTACGATGGCTCGAATGTTAAGGGATAAGCACCCGAAAGTATTCAAGGATGAAGAGCAAGCACGAAGTATGATTAGATACTATCGTGGTGTTGCTGGAAAGAAGAATCGCCTTAATACGAATAATTATTTTGAAAATAAATACGGATTGCCCGAAAGTGATGAGGATGAATATCTTCCGTACACTCTTCCCGATTACGGAAGTGCAGTTCTTCTCTACGACATCCACTTTCCATTCCATTCTATCCCTGCGCTGAATGTCGCACTTGATGAGATAAATGAAAGGCAACCCGATTGCATTTACATCGGAGGTGATATGCTCGACTTTTATCAGTTGAGCAGGTTTCAAAAAGACCCACGCAGAAGGTCATTCAGTCAGGAACTTGAGATGGGCAAAAAGTTCTTCCAAATCCTCCGTGAACTCTCTCCCAATTCGGATATCATTTACCAATTAGGAAACCACGAAGAGAGGTTTGAAAACTATATGTACACTCGTGCGCCTGAATTACTTGGAGTGAGTGAATTCAAGTTGGATACTCTTCTGCAATGTGCGACATATGGGGTGCAAATCATAGACAAAAAAAGATACGCACATAAGGATGGATTAAACATTATTCACGGACACGAATTCGGTCAGCAGATATTCTCTCCAGTCAACCCTGCGAGAGGACTTTATATGAAGGCCAAACGCAATGCAATCTGCGGTCACCATCACCAAACCTCCGAACATTCCGAACCTGACATACAAGGAAATGTGGTGACCTGTTGGAGTGTCGGATGTTTATCAGGACTTAACCCGGAATATAGACCACTTAATAAATACAACAATGGCTACGCAGTTATCGAATTCGCAGGGGGACTCTTCGAAGTCACAAATAGAAGAGTTGTTTCAGGCAGGAGATATTGAGATAGAGTACACCTATCCCGAAATACTAATGGAAACAATCGCAAGAGTAAGTGCGGTGACTAACCCTATTACTGGTGAATTCGCCTTTAACGAGCATATCCGCAATGCCATTGGAATGCAGTTACTCAAGTACATCAAACGAGTATTGAAGGATAATTGAAGGAAATTGTAAGGATTTTGTAATCAATTATGAAGGAAAAAAAACCATTTAAGGAAACGGGCTTTGGCAAGTTCATATCCAAAGTTGGAAGCCATCTTGGAACGATAGTTAATGTCGCAGCAGAAGTGGCTACTGGAGACATCGGTGGTGCTATCGAAGTAGTGCGTGGAGCAATCATAGAAGGCAAAATTGAAGACACAAAGAAGGCAGAACTCCTAAAGGAACTTGAAGCGAACAAGATGCAATGGATGACGGAGATGTATCAACTCGAAATCCGTGATCGGGAAAGCGCACGGAATCGGGAAGTAAGCCTTGCTCAAGCAGGACATCGAGATTGGTTTCAATACATAGTAGGAACGATAGGACTTATCCTATTTTCTTATCTCGTTTGGTTTATAACGCAAGATGAAGTCAGCGAAGAGAATCGGGAAATCTTCGTTCACTTGCTTGGCATTATTGAAGGAGTTGTGCTATCAATTTTCAGTTACTATTTCGGCTCTTCACTTGGAAGTAAACTCAAAGAATTAAAACGATGAATCAATCTAACACATATATCGAATTCATATGGGTGTCGCACTATTCAAATTAACACGGAAGACCTATCGTGGACTGACCACCATAGGAGAACTCGAATATCCGAATGGTGACTCTTGTTACACATTAGAGGATGTAGTAAGAGCGTGGGGAATTAAAGACGGAGGCAATACTGCTATCCCTGCAGGGAGGTACTTTATGTGCGTTAGTATGTCGCAGAAGTTTAAAAGGGAGATGGTGATGGTCTACACGGAAGCCAACCAGTATGAATTGAAAGCAGGAGGCATCGAGTTCAAAGGAATTCGTATACACGGAGGTAATACGCACCTATCTTCGTGGGGGTGCATAATTGTAGGCAAGAATAAGTTAAGTGATGAGAAGATTTCAGGCAGTTGCGAGAAGGAGATTACCGATTTGGTGAAAGAATATATCCAAAATAACCACGAATGTATCCTCGAAGTTCGTAACTTGGCACAATCCCAATAGGGATGATTTCATTGTGTTTTGTGTTGGCCTCCCGAAAGGGGGGCTTTCTTTTTTGGTTTTCAGCGAGTTACAAGAAAAAGTAAAAAAAAGTTTCCGAAAAGATTAGGAAGTGTAAAATTTTCTTTCTTACCTTTACGGCATCAAACAAAAACACAATACAATGATGTACACAATCACAAACGAAAATTTCAGCCAATCAGCAGACAAGGCTACCGCAGAATCAATCATCGAAATGATCATTGAAAACAATTCCGATTGGGGAACTGACTACACGGAAGAGGATTTCGAGGTGACTGCGGAGCAAATTAAATGTAGAGGGGAGGTAATTGCGCAAGCAATACCCTCTTTTAAAATAACCGCAATAGCACCGACCTCTTACCAATTCTCATCAATGCTATCCTTTGGAATGCCATACATTAATTCATATGGCAGATTCATTGCGAGTTTGGAATTCGACACCGAAGAAGAAGCCAAAGACTATCTCCGTGACCGGGCAGAGATGTACTTTGAGGATGAGCAAGACCTTAATGATGCGATCTATGAGATTAATAAATATGGAATCCTGACTCTCGATGCAGTAACCGCCACAATCGAAAGCAATGAAGAATAAGAAAAAAAAGTTACTTTTGGCAATCGTAGTTATTGCCTACTGGTACGCACAATCACTCAATGAATTTTTAATCAACCCTTAAAAACAAAACACAATGGAATCAAGATTTACAATTTGGAAAGAGTATTCTCCGACCTTCGAAAAACACCGCTACCTCGTTTACGATGATGGTGTAAACATCAACGGATTCGACACCGAAGCAGAGGCATTGACCTATGTCAAAGATGTAGAATTCATTAATCCTCGAAAAGACCAAGAGGTCAATAACTATGGCAACTATAGAGTGATAAGATACTTTTCATTTTATTTCCTGACCTACCGCTTTCGCACGGAGATAAGACGCACAAAGGCATATTCAAGCTTGGTTTATTGGGATTTAGATAAAATATTCGATACGCAAGCAGATGCAATCGAAAGATGTATGGACTTGAGCGCAAACGAGAACTCTTTTGGCAAAAGTGATAACGAACCTGAACAAATCTATCCTTATGCCAAGAATCAGTAAAACCATTCACCCAAACGAACGCCCATCACTAAATGAGTGGTGGGTTTATATCCACACCGAAATCAAAAAACAATATGGACAAAGCACTCGATTATCTAACGAATCTCTTCGGAGAGGTGACAATCACAACTGACGGATGTTGGGAGGTAGATACTCCGACAATAACCTTCAATGAGGTCTCCGAAATCTATGACAAACTATTCGACTTTGGATTACGCCCTTACATCGAAATCTATCCAGCAATTCACAATCGTTTAATAACAATTAAAATCAATTTCTAATGCAATCAACAATCACAAACATCGAAGCAAAAGGTCAGTGGACTGGGCAATTTGGAACTATGTATTCCTTTAAGGTCACATTTCAAAACGATGAGACTCTTGAGGTCAATGCGAAAACCGAAACACCTCCTTACCAGGTGGGTGATGTAGTAGATTACGAGGTCACCAAAGCAGGGAAATTTGGCAAGCAGGGCAAGATTAAGAAAGCCGAAACGATATCTTCCCCATCAGGAGGCAATGACATCGATAGGCAACTCTTAATCGTTCGCCAATCGTGCCTGAAAGCGGCGGTTGAATGTAACCCATCAGGTGACCCGGCAAACATCATCCTCCGTGCAGAAATCTTCACGCAATGGGTAATGACTGGGGTGTATGGTCAAGAAACTAATAACGAACAACCATTTTAATATGCGCATCACAACCACAACCAACGGAGATATTGCCATAATAATTCCTCGCAAAGAGTTTGAGCAATTGTTTACGCAAAGAGACCTATTCGATTCTCGGCAAATAGACCTCAAGGGTCTGCACAAAAAGACCATAGGATTCCTGAAAGATGTTTATTCGATAAAGGGAAAATCCGAATGGATTGCTGATGAAAGAGCCATATTAGAGTTAAGACAAAAGCACTTTGTACTTGACATAAACAATGGCTTAAAATCAGCAATTGATAAGGGAATAGTGAATGCAAATAAAGAAGGTAGTAGACATAAATATAAATTGAATTATGAACTTAAATGAAATAACCGAATCTCTTGGAGGCTTAAAAGGGATGAGCAAAGTATGCGGATTAACATCCGTACGGATGCGAGTCCTATTAAGAGAAGAGGAAGAGCGAAGACTCCTTCTAAAATACCTCCCTGAATTACACAAAGCGACTAAACTTTCAATCGAGGAACTATATGGAGCAATCATTGGAAACGAGGGTAATTGAGTTACTGCATAGGAATTCGATGTCCCGGAGAGAGTTGTCTGCATCATTATGGTTAACTATGGATGAAGTTGATAGAGTCATAATTGACCTCTTCGAAAAGGACAAAATAATTCCCATCGATGGCAAATGGGCAATATTTAGAAGAAGTCATTAAATTAGCACCATCGTTCAGGTGTCCGACTGAATGATGCATTAAGAAACATTAAACCCATTGGTAAGTAGGTGCGGACACACCGAAAGCCAATGGGATTTATTTTAATATGAAAGACCCTGCATTCTTATTTTATTCAAGTGACTTTCTTACTGGGACTATGTTTATGACCAACGAGCAGGTAGGAAAGTACATTCGATTACTATGCGCCCAACACCAAATCGGCTCTCTTACAAAGGAACATATGTCGAACATATGTGGAACATATGACAAGGACATTTGGGCGAAATTCGAGCAAGACTCTGATGGAAATTTTTTTAACGAAAGATTGCGCCTTGAAGTCGACAAGCGCAGAAACTTTTGTGAGTCAAGGAGAAAGAATCGAAATTCTAAACCACAAGACAAAAGTGAAAAACATATGTCACAACATATGTCAACACATATGTCTATACATATGGAAAATGAAAATGAAAATGAAAATAGAATTGTAAATAGGAAGAGGATTGTCAAGGAGAAACCAACTAATCCATTCAGCGAATCATTCATCGAGGTATGGGAGCAATGGAAGGATTATAAGAAGACCTCTCACCGATTTAGTTACAAGACTATAGATTCGGAGAACATCGCACTTGCCCAACTGGCGAAGACCTCGCAGGGCAATGAAGAGTTCGCAATCGAAATGATACATCATTCAATCGCACAAGGCTATAAAGGTATATTTGCACCTGATAAATCAAAACAACAAACCAATGGAACAAAAATTCAACTTACAAGCAAATTCGAGCAATGGCTTAACAAGGCTTGAGAATGGCAGATTCGAAGTTCAGGTTGCATCAAGAGAAGATGCGTGGACACAAGGTCTAAACATTCGAAAGGCCAATAAGGAACACCCAAAGGAACTCAAGACATTCTTGGTCATCGAACTGGGGAAACTAATCAAGTTCATCGACGCAAAGAAAACCATTGAAACCGAAGAGGATTTAATGTTCACAATCGAGTCGATTATCGAGGATTTCCCGGCATTAAAACTGGAAGAGATAGTTGTGGTGTTCCAAGAGATGAAACAAGGCAAGTGGGGGAAATTCTATGAGAGGTTAAAGACTCCCGAAATTCTCGATATCTTTCGTACCTTTGAAGGCCAACGCTCCGAATTATTGGAACGAATCAACCGATACGAAAACGATAACCGATACTCCCAAAGGATTGGGGGCGGTGACCCTTGGCAACACATAAGAACAAGCATTAATCCAAATGGCTAAACAAAAGGAAGCGCAGAAGCGCATCATCAAACCCAAGAAAAAGATGAAAGGCAGGCACTCCAAGAAGAGAAGCCTCCTGAAGTCGAGCAAAACATATCTCAAACTCAAAATCGGACAAGGATAATATGAAAGCAAATGAAATTAAATCAGCCCCATTTAACGAGGGCAGAGCAATAGGAAAGGCAATTAAAGGCAAAAGAGGTTTCCAAAGAAAACTTGAAAAAGCAGAGGCAATAATAAAATGTGTTGTTACAAAAAAACAATATGATGAGATTCACGAATATTGTAAAGCAAATGACATATGTATTAGCCAATTAGTTAGAGCAGGCATTAATAATTACATTAACAAATAAAATAACAGAACACAATGAAGCACTTATCTTATTCATCACTCAAGGCATTTGCCAAATCACCAAACCACTATCTCGAATACATCTCAAGAGATTATAAGGACACCCCTGCGATGGCATTCGGAAGAGCATTTCACGCACTCTTATTAGAGCCTGATACCTTTGAAGAACGATTCGCCATTGCGCCAAAATGCGACAAGCGAACGAAAGCAGGGAAGGATGAATGGCAATCGTTTAGCGAAGCAAACAAAGGCAAGGAAGCAATAGATGGTGGTGATTACGAAAACCTCTTGAAGATGGTTGCCAATGTCCAGTCGGAAGAACGCAGAAGCCTTAAAAAAATCAATCCTGAAGTTCCCATTTCGGGAATGATTGAAGGCATCGAATTTAAAGGCATTGTAGACGGCATATCTATTCGACATATAGTAGACATCAAAACAACTCAAGACGCATCTCCTAAAGCATTCAGCAGAACGATATTCGATATGATGTACCACATTCAGGCGGCAATCTATTGTGAGATAACTGGGATGAGTGATTACTACATTCTTGCAGTCGAGAATTCTGCGCCATTTAATGTTCAGGAATATCACCTGACCTATGAGGTATTATCTGCTGGTCGAGTTCAGTTATTGGAATTAATTAGGAAATTTAAGAATTGGGATGGCACTCCCGAATCTTATTCCATAGGTACATACGAAGTCACTATTCCAACTTGGTATAGATGAGCGAGCGCACCAAACTTGTCACCAAACTTGACACGATATTTTCGAAGTACATTCGGATGCGAGTCAGTCGTGGTGATGGGTTTGGAGTTTGCTTTACTTGTGGTGTATCGAAGCATTGGAGCGAAGTTGATGCCGGACATTTCCAAAGTAGAATGAAGATGTCTACCCGGTGGGATGAACGCAATGTTCAATTCCAATGTAAGAGATGTAATATGACCAACGGAGGTCAGCAATATCAATTTGGCATTCGACTCGATGAAGTGTACGGAGAAGGAACTGCACAAGAGATATTAGTCAAGAGTCAGCAGATAGCCAAGTTCTCAATCTCCGATTTGCGTGAACTCATTGAACTTTACAAAAGGAAGGTCGATGAACTTGGATAACTGGGTGCATCGTAATTATTCACGGATGGTTAGGTATGCAGGGGCAATGACTAACCTACCTCACGATTTAGTTCACGAAGCCTACATCAAAGTAATTAATGCGGATTTTGAATACCAAAGTGATGCACAAACGGACTATTACTTTAAACTGACTATAAGCAGAATCATAAGAGATTCCAAGTGGAAGCGGAGTAGCCATCAGGATACGGATGAGATGCCCGAAATAGTTGCGACTTACGATATGGATAGAAGAGAATGCATTGAGAAAATAGATGAGATAATTCGATATCTCGATGCGTTTGATAGATTGGTATTCGACCTATATCTACAGGGCGAAAATATGAGGCAATTAGCCGTGAATACTGGAATCCCGGAACGAACGATTTATTCTACTTTAGACAAGGTAAAAAAAATCATACACGAATATGTTTAAAATCTTTGTCGATAATAAAGAGAAGGAGCGCAGAAGGTCACTATGCCTTGCCTGCGAGTATTATAAAGCCGATACAAGGACTTGTGGAACTTTTAGGGCGGTGAATCCACTTGGAGATAAAGTGGTCTATAATGGTCAGGAATTCACTTTGTGTGGATGCGTTATGCCAGTTAAGTGGCAATTCAGTTC